CCTTTGATGTTGTAGCTACAAATGATGGATCTTCTTGGTTGAGGAATAGGATTTGGAATGCTAAACTTGCTTGGAGATTTAAGCATGACAAACGACACGAATGTATTATTCTTCCTGGTTGTGGTCCAACAGAAGAAGAATTTCAAAGAGTATTTTTAGACAGAAAGTTTAGACATTACATTAGAAGTGAAGGGAATAGTTATACAAACCCAACTAAGTTTGTAACTGATGCATTACAATTAGAGGAACAACATGTATGTGGTGGAACTTTGATGAAAGATGCTTATCATTTCTTTTACATTGGAAAGAGTTATAGTGACTGCTATGGATCAAGTGAACTACCTCTTGGATATGAACATCAAAAAGAATATGCAAGGAGATGTATTTTTTACTTTAAAGAGTATATCAAATACTTTTATGAAGGATATGAAAATGAAATGATTTATTATTCACAATATCTTATTGCTAATGCTTATAAGTTTTGTAAGGAATATGATACTGCCATGCTAGAATATAAAAAGTGTGAGTTGTATTGCTCTCGTAGAAATGAACATCTTTGTGGTTTGGTGGAGACTTGTAATGAAGTTGAAGATTATGAATCTGCTTATGGATATGCTTTTGAGTTGATGAAACCTGAAAGAAAAAATCCTTTTCCAAATTTGGTGTTTTTAATTCATAATGGGGCATATCATGATACTGGAACTTATGTTCAACGTCTTTTTGATTATGTAAAAAGTAAATTGGAAAATAATTGACAATCAAGTTCCTTTAAAGTATAGTTTTGTTATAGATGATTCAATATGAAATTTTTAACAGTAAGTAATTTAAATTTAAATCCAGACAAAAGAATTTTTGTTGTAGATAATTTTTACTCTGATCCTTATGCTGTTAGAGAATATGCACTACAGCAAGAATTTGTAGCAGATTTAAGATATTATAAAGGAAAAAGAACTGAGCAAAAGTTTTTTGTTCCTGGAACTAAGAAAGCATTTGAAACTATTATTGGAGAATCAATAACTGTCTGGGATGAATATGGGATGAATGGTGTCTTTCAAACCTGTGACGCAGAAGATCCTTTGGTATATCATACAGACCTTCAGCAGTGGGCTGGTATGGTTTATTTGACTCCTAATGCCCCTTTTGAATGTGGAACATCCATGTATGCTCATAAGGAAACAAAAGCAAGGCACTGTACAGATCCTGGTATTGATGAAGCATTTAGTGGAGGATTTTATGATAGTACTAAGTTTGAGTTAGTAGACACTGTTGGGAATGTTTTCAACAGATTGGTAATTTTTAATGGCAAGTGTATTCATGCAGCATCAAAATACTTTGGTAAAACTTTAGAGGATTCAAGATTATTTCATATGTTCTTTTTTGATTGATATGAATTATAAATTTAGTATTATTACCCCAGAACACAAAAAAGAAAATATTCCATTTTTGATGGAACTATATGAAACAATCAAAGCACAAAGTTATGATAATTGGGAATGGGTTCTTTATTTAAATGGAAATTGTAAGATCACACATCTTCCTCAAGAGTTGAGAGATGATGGTAGAGTCAAAGTTCATAATGGAATCACACATCCAAATATAGGATACATTAAAAATAAAGCCTTTACTCTTGGTAGAGGTGATATTCTTGTAGAAGTGGATCATGATGATTTACTTTCTGAAGATTGTTTAGAGGAATTAAATAAAGCATTTCAAAATCAAGAAGTTGGATTTGCTTACAGTGAAGATCTTCTTTATGACATGAGAGGAGATGAATATAAAATTCCGTGGAACGCTGAAAATGGTTGGACTTATAAATGGATGAACTTTAGAAATGAAGAGTTCATTAAGATTGATATGTTTCCACCTACCAGTCATAGTATTGGTATTATTTGGTATGCTCCAGATCATGTAAGAGCATGGAGAAGAACTTTATATCAAGAACTTGGTGGTCACAATCCAGAGTTAAATATATGTGATGATCATGAGTTGGTGATTAGGTCTTATTTAAAGACTAAATTTTCTTTTATTCCAAAAGTTCTTTATTATTACAGATGGTTACCTGGAGGAGACAACACTCAACTCCAAAGAAATGAAGCAATTCAAATTAAAACATTTGAGTTGTTTCATCAATATGGTAGACAACTTGCAGAACGTGATGCAGAATTAAATGGATTAATCAAGGTAAGTCTTGGGGAGAATTTATATCCAAACTCAGGATATGTTAACTGTGAATTGAAAGATGAACTTCCATTCCAAGACAATAGTGTTGGAGTAATTTCTGTAAATCACGTTCTTCAAAAATTAAAAGATCCAATTAAGTCTATGAGTGAAATTTATAGAGTTCTCTGTGATGGTGGTTGGGCATTTATTGATGTTCCTTCCACTGATGGTAGAGGAGCATTTCAAGACCCAACTCATGTCAGTTATTGGAATCAAAATAGTTTTTGGTATTATACTAGAAAAGATAAAGCAAAATACATTGACAATGACACCATCAAGTTTCAAGAATTTAGATTGGAAACTAATTGGTGGGAAGATAACATTGCAGTGACAACAGCATGGTTATGTGCTATAAAGTCAAATAAAAAACGTCCACATCCAGTAAGAATTTAAAGTTATGAATTTCACAGTTTATAGTAAACATGGTTGTCCTTATTGCACCAAAGTACTTCAAGTTTTGTCTTCTTTGAGTGTATCTAAAGGTTTTTCTATTAGAGAATATACTCTTGGAACTGATTTCACTAAAGAAGAATTTTATAAAGAATTTGGAGAAGGATCAACTTTTCCACAAGTAGTTATGAATGAAACACATCTTGGAGGATGTTCTGATACAGTCAAATATCTTCAAGAAAACAAACTACTTTGACACAGTGATAAATAATGATAATACTCTTCCCATCAACAGGGGCGTTGAGTTAGTCTTAAAGAGGAGGACACCAGACAAAAAAACATTTTCAATATGTTTTGAAAGGGTGGTTTCTTTCTTTAACAGAAAAATAACCATCTACTTTAATTTTTCCTTGAATATAGGAAAACCAAAGTAGTTTAGGAGAATTACTATGATCGCTATAACCCTTGTTTTCTCAGTATTGTTTGTTATTTTTGCCTTGATACTTGGTGCTTTAGTTGGATGGACAGTCAAGCAACATCTTGAACAGAAACAACCATACACATATCATCCAGAAATGTTTGATGAAGATGGTCAAGTTATTCCAGATGAACTCATAGCATTTAGATTTGAGAACAAAGATTACATGGAAGAAGAGGAAGACCTAGAAGATTAAAAATGGAGTTGAATTATGAAATTGCCACCAGACCAATTGGTCTCTGAGGTTATACAAAGAGTTTCTAATGCTAAGACAAGAGACGAAAAGATACAAATTTTAAAACACTATGATAGTCCTGCTTTAAGGGCTGTTCTTATTTGGAACTTCAATAGCAAAGTTGAATCCGCTCTTCCAGAAGGAGAAGTTCCATATAAACCTAATGACGCTCCCATTGGAACAGAGCATAGTAAACTAATCCATGAGTGGAGAAAGTTTAATCACTTTGTTAAAGGTGTGACTAATATCGCACAGACAAAAAGAGAAACAATGTTTATTCAGATGTTGGAGGCACTTCATGAATCTGAAGCAGAATTAATGTGTTGTCTTAAAGATAAACAACTACACAAAAGATATAAGATTACTAAAGTTGTTGTCCAAGAAGCTTTCCCAGAAATAGTTTGGGATTGAATTATGGGAGCAAAAGTTAATATCATACACAGAGATTGTGATTTATCAACAGCAAATAATAGATCGCTCCCTTTAGATTCATATGTAGTGTCATACTCTGACAATGATGTAGTCAAGTATGACATTGTTCAAGGAACTCAAGTGAGTATATTTGACCATTATTATGATGAATATAGAAATGTAATTTCTATGAAATGGTCTGAAGGAAGAGTCAATCCAAAAACTTATAATCAACCACAGAAGAAAAATAAAAAGTGATGGGAAAACATTATCTGTTAAATTTGTATGGGTGTCCTTATAGCATCCTAAATGATGAAAAATGTCTAATCACTTTATTAGAAGATGCTGCAAAAAAAAGTGGGGCAACTGTATTAAATACCATTTCCAAATCTTTTAATCCTCATGGAGTTACAGTAATATCATTACTTTCTGAAAGTCATATTAGTATTCATACATGGCCGGAACATGGTAAGGCAGCAGTAGATGTTTATACATGTGGAGATTGTGATCCAAAGATTGGATGCGATATGATTATTGATCAACTTTGTTCACATACACATACCCTTAGTTACATTGAAAGGTAACAATAAATAGCACTATACAGGAGAGTTATATGCTTTCTACCCAATATCGTCTTAGATTGGAAGAAATTTGTCAGAAAATTATAAATCATGAAGAGGTAAGTTTAGAAGATATGATTTGGGCAGAGAAGCTTGCTAAGGCAAATCGAACTGCTGGTACAATGTTAAGGCAGTCAAGACGTAAGGCAGAAAATCCTGATATGCAAGAGGGTGATATGGATGATTTTTTGAATCAACTTGATATTGGTGGGACTGGATTGGATAGATTCGGTAAGCGTAAGTTTATAGACATTGACGATATGGTAGATTGGTGGTCAGAAGATAAACCTAATGATTGGAGACAGAGGGATTGACTATCCCTCTTTTTTTATGTAAAATGGCAAAGATGATATTAGATTAAATGAATAAGGAAAGAGTAAAACTTATTGTTAGAAACATGGAGTTATTGATTGATGCTTTAAAGCAAGAACTCAATGAAGATGCACCTGTTCAAGAAGAAGTTAGTACTGTTCCATACCAAGAAGACTATGATGAGGTGTTTTCTGGATGAGACTTAAAAGAATGTTAAAGTTGTTGAAAGAAGCAACAGAGAATCAATCCAAGTTGTATACTCAAGCAGAGTTGGATTATATGAAAAATCAACTTCAAGTGATTGAAGAAGAAATATTAAAACTTGAACACAAAAATTACAAAGGATTTGGAAAGAAATGACTGTAAAACTTATTAGTGTGACTCCTGATGCAGAACAAACAATGGCATATATTGCTAGGGTTTCTAATCCAGCGAATCAAGATAATGAAAACTATGCAGGCTTGCTACGTTATTGTATTAAGCACAATCATTGGTCTGTGTTTGAGCAGGCTACTATGACTCTTGAGATTGAGACAACTCGTGGTATTGCAGCACAGATACTTCGTCATAGGTCTTTTACATTTCAGGAATTTTCACAACGCTATGCTGACAGTTCTTTGTTAAGTGACTACATTCCTGTACCTGATCTTCGTAGACAGGACAATAAAAATAGACAGAACTCTATTGATGACATTGGCGAGTATGAGAAACTGTCTCTTCAAAGTAAGATTCAAGAACACTTCTCCCACTCCATGCAACTGTATAAGGAACTTCTTGGACATGGTGTAGCAAAGGAATGTGCAAGGTTTGTTCTTCCTCTTGCAACCCCTACAAGGATTTACATGACTGGTTCTTGTCGTTCTTGGATTCATTACATCAATCTTCGTTCTGCTAATGGAACGCAAAAAGAGCATATGGATATTGCTCTTGCCTGTAAGGATGTTTTTAAAGAACAGTTCCCATCAGTAGCAGAAGCCCTTGAATGGGTC